CACTGCTGTTGGGCCACAGGCGTGGGCACAGGCAGGTTGAAGCCAGTGCTAGGCGTGTAGACGTTGGTGGCCAGCGTGGGGCTGGCGAACGTCTGCTGGAAGTAGGCCAGGAGCTGGCTGATCGGCAGGCGTCGTGCGTCGCCGTTGTTGGGGCTGTAGACGGGAACCTGGTCGCCAGGAGAGACCTGTGCCAGCAGAGGAAGTTGATTGATTTGCGGCATGGTGTTCGCTCCTTAGTTGTACTCGATGGGGCCGTCCGGTCCGGCTGTCAACGGATCGACAGGCTGGCCCAAGAATGGGTTGTCGTAGACGCGCCAGGGCTTGTTGCCAGCGCCTGACGGCATGGTGTTGGGGAACTGCTGCTCCAGCGGGAACGTCGCGCGCTGCAGCAGGGTGTCGTAGCCTTGCTTGGCCGTGGCCTTGGTCTCGTTCATCACCTGCTTGCCGTAGCTCGGCGCAAGCCGGATGCCCAGGTTGCAGATGATCGTTTCGTAGGCCGAGTCCGGCACGTTGGTCTGCTCGTCGATGCTGCCGTCCTGGGGGCTGGACGGGATCGGGTAGCCGAGTCTGATGCCCTTGCCGTTCCAGTCGGCCATCATGGCATCAAGCCTGCGCCTGGCGGCCTCAAGCTGCTCGGGTTGCAGGTCGAACACATAGGACGCAAGGCCGATCTCCTCGAACGCTGCGTAGACGAATTGGCGCTTGCTATACCCCATGTCAGCCTCCTGCTGCTTGTGCCAGCGCAGTCTCGATCAGGCTGGTCAGCTTCTTGTTGGACGTGCGTCCGTTGAATGGAATGCCCAGCTCGGTGGCCTTGGCCTCCAGCTCCTCGCGGGTGACTGGCGCGCCATCATCAGGCACGGCCGCGGCCGGCTCCGGCTCAGGTGCTGGCGCAGGCTCAGGCGCAGCAGCCACAGGTTGAGGCTTGGCCAGGCGGCGGTTGATGCCGTCGATGGGCTGGGATGGCTTGCGTGGCGGCTTTGGCTTGACCCTGCTGATGCGTGCCGCGCGGCTGCCTGCAGCCTCAATGGCCTCACCCAGCGACAGGAACCAACTAGACGCCAGGCGCTGATCGAGATGGTCCTGCGTGGTCACAAGCATGGTGTCGTAGGTGTACCTAGCGCGCACGATGGCACCAGGCGCGCGGAAGACGAAGCAGGGGAACTGGCTCATCGTTTGTCCTTCTTTGCGGTCTTGGCTGCAGCCTTGAAGGCGGCATTGGTCGACGCGCCCTTGGTGCCAGGCTTGCGCATGCGCTCAGGCGTTTTGCCTGCGGCCTTCTGGCGCTCTATGCGCTCGCGCTTGGCGTAGATGTTGGCGTACAGGCCGGCCTTCATTTCTTGGCCTTCTTGGGCTTGGCTGGCGCTTTGCTTGGCTTGCCTGCGGCCTTGGCTGCAGTGCGCGCAGTAGACAGCGCGACGGCCACGGCCTGCTTCTGCGGCATGCCCTTCTTCATCTCTTTAGAGATGTTTTTGCTGATGGACTTCTGCGAATAACCCTTGGTCAATGGCATGGTGCGTTCCTTGTTGGTGAAAAAGAGAAGGGGCCGAAGCCCCTTCCCTTAGCCTGCTGCTTACTGGTTGAACAACAAGATGCCGGACATCTCGGGCTGCTTGTTCACCACACCGAACAGCGTGTCGAGACGATACTTGATCGTCATGCTGTCGATGTCGTAGAACTTCTGCATCACCACTTCGATGCCGTTGTCGGTGGTAGCGCGCATCACTGCGGCACCAGCGTCAACAGGCACAGCGTAGCGACCAGGCAAGAGTTCCAGCGAGTCACGCTGCCAGAACACGTTCACCGAAGCGGTGTTGGCGTTCAGGAAGGTGATGGCTGCAGCAGCCAGCGGGGTCACGATCACGTTCTTGTACTGGAGTTCAGCATCAGAGCCACCCTGAGCCGAGATGATCGGCGGGGTGATGACCAGGTCAGTACCACCAGCAGGCACGCTCACCACGCGGAAGGTCTTGGGCTGGCCAGTACCTTGCTTGGTGATGTGATGCACGGCCTCGACACCGTTGATAGTGAACGAATCGCCAGCCACAACACCAGCCGTGGCGTTCACGGTGATGGTCTGGAAGCGGTTGTCCACGTTCTGGGTTTCGCCTGACAGAGCCGTTGAGGTGGCGGCCGGGACGTAGTAGTTGTTCGCTGAAGCCTGGGTGTCGATGGTCACCGGAGCTGCGGGAGCAGCGGCAGTCAGACGGTTGGCGTAGTCGAACTTGAACGTCTCGAATCCAGCGACCATGCCGACGAACGAACGCTCGAAAGCGCTGTTCGACTTGCTGCCGTTGAAGGAACGAGCAGCAGTGCCAGAGGCACCAGTGGCGATGTTGCCGGCCAGGCCGTTGTAGTCGCGGCTGGACAGGGCCAGATAGCGGTCGTAGTTGGCCACACCCTGCTCGTTCATAATCGAGTCGCACAAGGCTACGTCGTCATAAGTACCAGCGGGAGCGCCAACGTCCACCACCAGCGAGCCTAAGTTCGCAGCAGCGTTCATAATGGCCAGGTTAATGTCAGACGCCAGCTTCTGCTTGGCGGCATCACCCAAACGACCTTCCTGCAGTGCATCGCGCAGGTCGAGCGTGGTCATGGTCCACGGCACCGTGCGGCTGAAGCCGATGGTGGCGGGAACGGCCAACTGCGTCATGTCCTGGTAGCCGGGGATCGGCGTGCCGGGAGTAGACGAGATCGACTGAGCGATGTAGGGCTGGGGACGCCAGATGAGGTCGTTGGTACGCGCCATCATTGTCTGGTCGGTGTTGTAGATGCTCACGTTGCGCGAGAGCACCAATGCGTCGTGGAAGCCTTCGAGAAGGTTCTCAAAGGCGACCCGTTCTTCTTTGGAAAATGCGTTTGCCATGATTGGCTCCTATTTCAAAAATCAGTTTCTGGATGCTGCTTGCTTCTGCCGTTTGTATTGGAGCACCTTGGTGTAGTTTCCAGTCTTCTCAGCTTCGGCGCGCAGCCGTTCAAGAGTTGAGTCCACCGCACCGGCGACTCGGCCAGTTCCCTGGACGATGCGCTCTGGTGCGGGTGCTGCCCTGCGGTTGGTCACTTTCAATTCTTTCTCCAGTTTCGCTACCGCAAAGGCAAACTTCACGGGGTCGTTAATGTTTGCGAGGTCTGCAGCCTTTTTCGGGTTTTTGCCGAGTGCGTAGATAACCAGTGCGGGATTGTCAGCTCCTTGCAAGATGACGCCTTGCTGGGTGACGTTGAAGACCTCCTGGGCGTCCTCGTAGTCACGCACTCGCAGCTCGGCTTTCGCCTTGCTGTACGAGTCCAGCTTGGCCTGCCAGGCTTGATGCTGCTGCAGCTCGGCCTGTCTGACCATCTCGGTCTGTAGGTCGTGCTGCCGCCTGCGGTCATACCAGGCGTCCAGTGCTTGCTCGAACCTGTCGGTGTCGTAGTCGAATTCTTCCAGCTTGGGCTTCGTACCCAGCGCGACCGGCTTGTTCTCAGTCTGCGTGGTCTGCAGCTTGGCTTCGAGTTCTCGAATGCGTCGCTCTTTCTCGCGGTTGGCCTTACGCAGCTCACGCACCCATTCAGGCGCACGCTGCTCCTCTTCGGCGGGGGGCGCTTCCTCGCCAATGGAGACGACCACCTCGTCGGACTCTTCTTCGTGCTGTTCGGTCTCGCCATCGGTCAGTTGGTCGCTGGCGGCTTCATTCTCACCAGCTTCGATCTCAACTTCCTGCGGCTCGTCCTCAAGCACTTCGACTTCGTCCACTTGGCTCTCGTCTACAACTACTGCCCTTTTGTTCATCGGTTGACCCCATCAAACTCACCCATTGACACGGCTGGGTGGTTGCCGTTTTCCCACATTTTTATGCATTCGACGTCATCTGACAACAGGCTGGACCTGTTGACCCATGACGGCCTGCTGTTCGGCCTCCAGAGCCGTCAGCGCCATGTTTTGTTCCTGCACGCCAGTCTTGGCCAGCGTTTCGGCCGTCCGGGCACGCGACAGGCCGGCGTCGGCCACGGTCTTGACCGTGTCGGCACGCGCCTTGGCCGCCTTGGCAATGGCCTCCTCGGCTGCAGCCTGCAGGAACACCTTGTTCGGGTCTTCAGGCTGGCCTTGCAGCTCGACCATCATCTCTTTCTGCTCCTGCTCGGTCGGCTTGACCACGCCCATGCGCACGAGCTGCTTGCGGAAGTAGTCGCGCACGTCGCCGATGCCCTCACCTTCCATGTTCATCATGGCCATTGCCTGCAGCACTTGCTTGGTCTGCTGGTCGTCGGTGATGGCCATCATGCCGGTCAGTGCTCGGACAGTGGCCGCGCGCTTGCTGGTGCTGGACGGGCCGACCTCAACGTTCACGTCGAACTTGGCACGGCTCAAGTCGTTTTCCATGACCATCTCGCCGGTCTCGCTGACGGTCGGCTTCATCAGCTCGACCATGCCGACCTCGTCGTTCGCGCTGATGGTCTTCATCTTGCGGCCTTCTTCGACGTAGATGTCGCGCGCCATGCTCAGCCAGATTTCGCCGCAGCGCTGCATGCCCTTGGCGAAGTTGGACATGTAGATGAAGGTCTGCATGTCCAGCCTGGTCTGGATCATCTCGATGGCCTTGCCGGAGATGTTCGAGACCATCTTGTCGGCCTGCTGCGAGCTGCCTAAGATGTCCTGCATGTCCTGCTCGGTGATCTGCATCAGCGCAGCCATCGCAGGCGGGATTTGTGGGCTGCGGGTGTAGGCCACCGGGCCGCTGACCTGCTGGCTGCCGTCCGGGCCGGTGATCGGGTTGATCAGCAGGTAGGGGTAGTTTCGGATGTTGTCGTCTGCCCACATCATCTGGTGGCCAGTGACCTGCTCAGGCGTCAGGATCGGCTTCTCGACGCTGGACAGCGCGCTGATCTCGCCCAGCTTGCTGAGCTGCATGTTCTTCAGGCGCTGGGCATCCCTGGCCAGGCGCACCTGGCCCATGCAGCGCTCGACGTTGTCCACGAACCAGCGCTTGCCGTAGACCGGCACGATGGGGATTTCCTTGCCGGCGATGTAGCCGGCGTCCTCCAGGATGCGGCCGCCCGACATGATGTACTTGTGGACCTTGCTCGACTTGATCTTGCGCTGGCGCACCTCAACGCTGCCGATGGCCGCCAGAGTCTCTTCGAGTGACTCGTCAGCATCGAAGTCGGCTTGGCGGTAGCGCTCCTCGGTGTCGTCGATGGCTCGGAAGATGCGCACGGTCTCGGTCACGTCCTCAACCCGGTAATACTCGGCGACGTAGACCACATCAGGCGTACACCAGTCGAACTCGTACTGGTGGATGATCTTGGGCCAGTCGGTCGGGTCGTCGCCCCACTCTTCCTTGTAGCTGGCGCGGGTCATCGAGGTAACCACGAAGGCGTAGCGCGCATCGGACTTGTCCTGGCGCTTGGCGTTCAGGTCGAAGAACACCGAGCTGTCGGCGTCGAAGATCGGCTCGATCAGGATGCGCTGGTGCT